CACCACATTACAACAAAGCCGGTATAGAAACTATAGATGCAATTAAGGCTATGACAGGTGATGGATTTGAATATTATCTGCAGGGTAATATAATGAAGTATCTGTGGAGATATAGATATAAAAATGGTGCTGAAGATTTACATAAAGCTCATTGGTATCTAAATGAATTAATAGATGTTGTTGAAGATGACAATAAAAAAAGTAACAGTTAAAATAATAGCGAATGTAGATTCACAAGAATTTACTCTTGACGAAGAGCAATTACCTGATATAGTAGAGGATGTCATCACAGAAGTGATGCACGATATAAATGGTATACAAACAAAAGATGTAACAGTGAGGACAGTAAAATGAAAAGTAACGTAACCCTACCAACTTATTATCAACAATTTATTCACAAGTCTAGGTACGCTAGATGGATTGACGAAGAAGGTCGTCGTGAAGAATGGAGTGAAACTGTATCTAGGTATGTAGATTTCATGGCTAACCATTTGAAATTAAAGTATAATTATTCTGTAAATGCAGATATGATGGAAAACATAAAACAAGCAATTCTTCATCAAGAAGTTATGCCTTCTATGAGAGCTATGATGACGGCAGGCAAAGCATTAGATAGAGATAATACGGCAGGGTATAACTGTTCTTATTTACCAGTTGATGACCCAAAAGCTTTTGATGAAGCTATGTATATTCTTATGTGTGGAACTGGGGTAGGATTTTCTGTAGAGAGAAACTTTATTAGTAAACTGCCGGAAGTCCCTGCTAAAATGTTTGATACCGAAGAAACTATTATTGTAAAAGACAGCAAAGAAGGTTGGGCAAAAGGTTTCCGTAAATTATTAGCTTTACTGTGGGCAGGAGAAGTGCCAAAGTGGGATTTAAGTTTAGTTAGACCTGCAGGTGCTAAACTAAATATATTTGGTGGTAGAGCATCTGGACCAACACCTTTAGATAATTTGTTTAGATTTTCTGTAAAAGTATTTAAAGATGCTAAAGGCAGAAGGCTATCAAGTTTGGAATGCCATGACTTAATGTGTAAAGTTGGTGAAGTTGTTGTATCGGGTGGTGTTAGACGTTCTGCTATGATTAGTTTGTCTAATTTATCTGATGACAGAATGCGTCATGCTAAAACTGGTGAGTTTTACAAAACAGAGCCACAGAGACAAATGTCAAATAATTCAGTAGCTTACACCGAAAAGCCAGACCCTTATACATTTATGAGAGAGTGGCTTGCTCTTGCAGAGTCTGGAACTGGCGAAAGAGGGATGTTCTACAGAGGTGCAGCTAAAAATAAAGCATCAGAAAATGGTAGAAGAGATGCAAACTATGACTTTGGCACTAACCCATGTAGTGAGATTATACTTAGACCTTACCAGTTCTGTAACTTGTCTGAGGTTATTGTAAGAGGTACAGATACTATGGAAACTTTAAAAGCTAAAGTTCACACAGCCACTATTATAGGCACATTCCAATCTACACTAACTCACTTCCCATACTTAAGAAAGATATGGCAAAAGAATACAGAGGAAGAAAGATTACTAGGAGTGTCTATGACAGGTATCATGGACAATGCTATAACTAATGGTAAAAGTGACAAACACGGACTAGAAGATGTTCTTAATCAACTTAGGCACATAGCCGTAGAGACTAATAAAGAGTATTCTAAATTATTAGGTATCCCTCAATCAACTGCTATTACCTGTGTAAAACCTTCGGGCACAGTATCACAATTAACTGATTCTGCATCGGGTATCCACGCAAGGCATAGTAAATATTATATAAGAACAGTTCGTGGAGATAAGAAAGACCCCCTCACAAAGTTTATGATGGACAATGATATACCTTGGGAAACTGATGGATGGAGCAAAGAGAATGCTGTATTTAGTTTCCCTATAAAAGCACCGAATGATTGTATAACAAGAGATGATATGTCTGCCATAGAGCAATTAGAGTTTTGGAAAGTCTATGCTGAGCATTGGTGTGAACATAAGCCTTCTGTTACTATATCAGTAGCAAAAGATGAATGGCTTAAAACTGGAAGTTGGATATATGATAACTTTGATATTGCATCGGGCTTATCATTCTTACCTAAGTCAGATATGGTCTATGAGCAAGCACCTTATCAAGATTGTTCTGAAGAAGTGTACAAAGAATTTAGTAGTAAGATGCCACAGTTTATAGACTGGACTAAGTTAAAAGATTATGAAAATGAAGACAATACTACTGGTAATCAAACATTAGCTTGTACTGCCGATAGTTGTGAAGTTGTTGACATTGGGAAGTAAACGTGCTATGGCTACAGTAGATAGATTTTTTAAACAAGGTCAGAAAGACTTTTTTAGAACAACTAAAACAAAAGGGCGTATCCATGAAAGAACAAATCCTTATAATGAAAACTCATTTCGAGGTAAAGAATGGTTACGTGGATTTAATAACAGCTACTTTAAAAATCTAAGGAGGAATAAATGAGAGAAATGTTATTAGCAGCAGCTAAGTCCTATTATGTGGGACATATAAATAAACATATAGCTAACGTGGAGATTTACCTAAGAACTTCTGTCGGTATAGGTGAGCACTCTGATATAATAGCATCTATAGATAAAGAACTTGCAGAGATTGGTAAGTATGACGATAGGCTTTCTATGATATCAAAATACTTTGAAAGAAGAGCAGAAAATCAACCTGCTGAAACAAAACCCACGGAAACGAAAGCGAAAAAGTAATGAGACCTTCTGTAAAAGATAGAAAAAAATTTGATATCGACCTACAGTGGGGTGAAGTCAGAGAGAGAGCTGTCGCAGATATGCTTCAAAACAAAAAGATTGAGGTTAAGTCTGAGAGAGATATGTGGCAACGAACAGGTAATATAGCAGTGGAGTATGAAAGTTATGGTAAAGAGTCCGGAATCAAAGCAACGGAATCAGATTATTGGTTTCATAACCTATGTATTGGCGAAGAAACCTATGCAACACTTGTTTTTCGCACTGATGTTTTACGTCGTATTATTGACTCCCTTGATTATACTAAATCAGTAAAAGGGGGAGACCATAATGCTTCCCGTATGTATTTACTTAACATACAGAAGCTATTTTCATCAGACGTAATTAAAGCATTTAGAGAGGGACAAAATGATATCAACAATAGAAAAGCCACCGAGCCAAGTGTGGAAAAACGCAAAGAGGTATAAGGCAAGATTCTTTGAAAGTAAATATCCTCTTTGTGGAACTTATGTAGTGTACGCAGTTGTAGGTAGAAAATGGGTAAGAATATCACAAGGTGACTTAGTCTTACCCGATAAGTCTGGCAGACATCAGTTGCCTAGATTTAGAATAAGTGTCAGAGAATGGGATAAGTTGCCCGTGAGGTATGAATATGATGATAGAGATATGGCAGTTGTGGCTAGTGATAGCCGTAACAATTAATACTTGTATTAACTTAATAGTATTCTTTAAAGGAAGAAAAATAAAAAATGGTGAACAGCAGATTAGAATTGATAAATCAAGTTGATTTTTACGTATTACCAACACTAAATGGTATAGGTATAACCATTAGCCCGGAAGGGGAAAAGGCTATGTTCAATGAATATAATTGGAAAGAGATT